TCAGGCATCGAGCGGCCAGTCACGCCGCAACGGCGGCGACAGCGCGAACCGGCCGATCTGCGCAATTTCGATCGTGAGGGCGCCCGCGCCGAGCGCCAAGGCGCTCGCCTGCAAATCAGGGCCGAGCCGATAGCTCGCCTGATCGAGATCCACGGTCTGCAGCACGCTGGCACCGGCGCGAACAATTAGGCGATACGCCTCGCGGTCCTCGCCAAGCGGCGCATCGACATGGTCGTTCCAGCCAAAGCCGAGCCGGCTGCGACGGACCCAGCCGAGCACCAGCGCGCCGTCGGAATCGCGCCGGACGCGAAGGTGCACCGGGCTCAGCGGCCGCAAGGCGCGACCAGTCTCGGCCAGTGTCGCGCCGACCGGCAGGGCATCGCCCAGCCCCAGTGCGAACAGCTTCAATCCCGCGCCAGGCTGGGGCGGATCGTCGAGCAGGTCGAGCGCGGCATCGACCAGCACGAACGGATCGCCGGGCAGGTGTCCGGCGATCCGATCCTCGGTACCGCCGCGCCCACGCCACAGCCGGCTCAGGCGGTATCGGCCATTGCCGAGCGGCAGGGCATCGCCGAACTGAAGCAGTTCGCCGCCGACCATTGCCAGATTGGCACCGGCGTGCAGCGCCGCATCATCCACCGGCGACAGCCCGGTCGCATCATCGCGGAACAGAGCGACCTCGATCGTATTGACCCGGTCGACCAAGCTTGCCGGCGCCGCGCCCGGCGGCACCAGGACGTGGCCCAGCACTGCCGGCACGGTCAGCCGCGTAACCGGCTCGCCCGCGCTGCCATCGGGATTGGCGGTGAGGATGGTGCTGCCCCGCCAGCCGAGTTCGGGCCCTGCTGCGGCGAGCGCAACACGCCCCCGCTCGGCGGGTTGATCGGGCAGCGAGGGCAGGTCGAACAGCGCGAACACGGTGGGCCCGACCGGCGCGTCGCGCCCGGCAATGCTGCGCCCCGGCTCGACGCTGGTGGCGGCGCGAAGGCCCGGCAGCGGCGCCGCGATCAGGTCGAGCCGCAGCCGATGCTCAGCCCATTGCCAGCGCTCGATCCGCCATGGCGTATCGCCATGCCCGGCATCCCCGCCAAGCCGGACATAGCTGCCGGGGCGCAGTGGCGGGTCGATCGCCGCGAGCGCCAAGCTGAGCCGGTCGCGCCGCGCCGCGCCCAGCGCAGCGAGCGCGTCGACCCGGGCTTGCGCCGCATCGGCGCTCAGCACCGCCGCGAATTCGATACCGGTCTCGCGCCCCGGGCTGGCCGAACGGCGCGGCCGGCGCAGCCCCGCCTGATAGTCGCGCGCCGGATCGTAATAGCGCAGCAACGGGGCGCGGTCGGCGGCGGCACGCGCGGTGCGCTGCCGCACCAGACCCGCATCGCCATCGTCGCCTGTCGCCAGCAGCTCGGCCGGGTCGATCATGGTCGCGCCAGCCAGCGCCATGGCATCAGGTTCCTCGCGCCGCGCCACCAGTCCGGCCGGCGTTTCGACGAGTGCGAACGGATAGCCGGCCGCCAGCGTTTCGAGCGCATCGCCGATCGTCTCGCCGGACAAGGCGATACCGGTCATTGGATCGCCGCTATCGCCGTCCAGCCGCACCCCGGCATCGCCCAGGCACTGTGCCAGCGGCACCGGCGCCGCATCGGCGATCAGCTCGAAGCTCAGCGACGGGATGCGATTGCCGAAACTTTCAAGATCCAGCCCCTCGAACACCGCATAGGCAAGGCCGCGATGCGCGGGCGCCAGTGCCAGCCCTTCGGCACCGCCGATCAACGGATCGACCGGCTGGTCGCCCTGACCGGTGTAGAGACGAAAGCCCGTCTCGACCTTGAAATCGCCGGCAGTGCCGCGCAGCAGATTGCCATCGGCCCAGATCCGGCCGACATCGCGGATCGGCCGGCTGGACAGCGCCACCGCCAGGTTGGCGGCATAGGCATAGCGCGTGGTCTTGGGCCGGCCCTTGCCGCCGCCTTCACGGACACGCCGTTCGACCAGATCGGTCGCCCAGATCACCGTGCCGGCTACCCGCATGCGGCCATAGACGCGCGGAAAGGCGCTGCCATATTGCGAGCTTTGCACCGACAGGTCGCTGAGCCGCGGTCCTTCGCGGCCGCGCGGCTTGAACAGCACGTTCTGGTCGATCTGTTGCCCGATGACAGCGCCGATGGCACCGCCGACCGGGCCGCCGATCAGCGTGCCGAGCGCGGAAAGCACGAGCGTCGCCATCAGCCGATCCCTTTCCCTGGCTGCCCGGCCCATCGCCAGCGCCGCACCACCGGCCAGGGCGCAGGCGGCGGTGCCAGCACCACCCGGCCTAGCCCGGCATGCGCGTGCACCAGCCCGCGATGGCCGGTGATCATCAGGTGGAACTGGCCGGGCGACACTTGGCAGAGCAAAAGATCGCCCGGCAGGGCTTGCGCCTCGGCCGCCACCGGCGCGAAACCGGCACCGCGCATCCAGCCATCGAAGGTCACCACCCGGCCGCCGCGCAGCCGATAGCGCTCGACCGCAACCGCCGGCCGGCCAATCGCCGCCCAGGCCAACACTGCGACCCCAACGCAATCCAGTCCAGTTGCCGGATCGCGCCCGTGCAAACGAAACGGGACACCGCACAACGCCTCGGCTGCCGATGCAAACCGATAAGGTTCAGAGTTGAGACTTATATGTACCATATCAGCCAGCCGGGTAGCGGGTGAGCAGATCGTTGCCGGGCAGATAGGGCTCGCCCTGGAAGTTCGCGGCATTGCCGAAGCGATCGGCGCAGGTGGCAATCGTGCGATCGCAGCCCTGGATCGCGATCGCCCGGTCGCCTGGCGCGATCGGCGCCGCAAGCCGGCCCGACAAACGCAGCACGCCGTCTTGCCCGTCAAGAATCTCGGCCTCCAAGCCGGCATTGGCGCCGCTGAGCCAGCGCAGCGCGCCATCGCTGAACAAGGGCGCCGCGGCGCCGTCCAGCTCGGCAAAGCCGATGCCGCCCGGCGTGACGGCCGAGACGGTCAGCCTTGCCTCGAAGCGCGCCCGGCTGAGCGTACAGCCCGGGCCGCAGAATTCGGCGCGGCAACTGGGCGCGGCGAACGGCACGAAAGGCGCGGCCAATACCGCCTTGCCGCCCGCCAGCGTCGCGGTGAAACGGCCCTCGGTACGCTCGACCATGCCCAGGCTGCCGACGAACAGCCAGTCGATGCCGGCATCGGGTGCGGTCCAGTCGACCAGCCCGGTCAGCAAACGGGCCGCATCCCAGCGTCCGGCGTCGAGATCGGCCTCGCTGATCAGGTCATGGCTAAGCGCGCCAGCAACATCCATCTCGCCCGCGTCGATTGCGCCATCAGCCTCGATCGCGGAGAGCACCATGCCGGGGGCGGCGCGATAGCGAAAGCCGGCGCACCACAGGTCGCGATCATGCCCGGCCAGCCCCAGCGCAATCCCGTCGCGCCGCTCGAGCCGCCACAGCACCGCGACGCTCTCCAGCTCGGCCGCGAACCAGCGCCGGCTCATACCGCCTCGCGCAGTTCGACCAGCGGCACCGAAGGTGCTTCACCCGCGGCAAAGGTCGCCGCGTTGAGCGTCAACATGTCCTCGGCAAAGCGCACCGGCACGTCGAACAGGAAGCCGGCGCGGATATCGGTGCCCGCCGCCGGCGCGACATCGAACCGGATGATACCCAGCGGCTGCAGCGTCCAGCCGCCGCTTTCGATGCCATCAACCGAGACGCGCACGCTTTCGGTCAGCGGCCGGGTGATCCGCCGCTGTTGCGGGTCACCGGCATCGCCATAATGCTTGACCAAGGCGAAATCGGCGGCAGCGCCGTCGCCGGTGCCGAGCCGCTGATCGAACGGCCCCGGCGTGCCATTGCCCGCCGCCGAACTGGCATCGAACGGATCGCGCAGTCTGAACCCGCGCGCTGCGCCGCGCCGGGCGCGGAAGAACGCACTCAGCGTCGCCAGATCGGCGTCAGAACGCAGGCCGGGTCCGACATCATAGCTGAGCCGCGCATCGGCCCATTGGCTGTTGCGCCGCTCATGCCCGCCGATGCTCGTCGCGATCTGTGTCGAAAAGCGGCTTTCGACCGAGGTTTCACGGCTAAGCGGCAGCGGAAAGCGGACATCGTCAAAGGCCTGCATTGCATCCTCCTCGGTGCCGATCCGGAAAAAGGTGAAGCCGTCCCGCGCCACCTGCGGCAGCGCCCACACGAACGTGGCAGCGACGCCGCGCGCCAGCGCCCGCTCCGCTGCGGCCGCGATCGGCCGCCACGACGCCGCCTGATCGGGGCGCAGCACAAAGCCGGCGAGATAATGCTGCGCCGTATCGGGATAGCCAAGCTGCGCCTCGATCTCGACCAGCGCACGCGCCTGCGCGGCGGCATTGCCCGCGGCGGTCCAGTCATAATCCTCGAGTTGGAGCACGTCGAAGGCCGGCGCCGCCCATGCGGCCGGCAGGTTGGCGCGCCGGGCCTCGGGCGCGGCCGCATCGAGAATGGTCGGCAAATAGACCAGCAACAGCGTCTCGACCGGCGCCGTGCCGGCGACGCTGCGCACATGCTCGGCCAGCGCCGCGGTCGATGCCGCCAGCAGCGCCCCGGCCTGGTCGAGCAAAGCCCGTTGCGCCGCATCGATCGTGCCACGGATCGAGGCGATGGAGACCGGCGTGCCGCCAAAGGCAGCGCGCGCGGCTTCATCGTAGAGGCAGATGCGCCCGTCGGGCATGATCCACCACCAAGGCTCGCCAACCTGAAACCGCACCGCCAATCCGGCATCGCGCCAGATCGCTGCAAAGGCGCCGGCGACGGTCCGCAAATAGGCCATGGCCTCGGCCCTGGCCGGGCTGAGCAGCGTCGAGGGCGGCACCCAGCCGGTCAGCGCCGGATCGCCGTTTTCGGCCCGCTGCTTCCAATCCTCCGGGCAGTGGGCGTCGAACAGTTCGTAGGACAGCGAGACGATCGGCGCGAACCCCATTGCCGCAGCGCGCGCCGCAAAGTCGCGATGCCAGGCGGCGCATGCGACGTTGAGCGCCGGCGCCGCCACATCGACAAACAGCGCGCCGCCCTGATCGGCGAGCCGGAAATAATGGCTCATGCCGACATAATGGTTGATCGCGCCGCGATAGCCGAGCGCCTCGATCGCCCGCAGCAGCCGCTCGGGGGTCTGGTTTAAGCTGTCGTCATAGGCGCTCGCCATGCTCAGGCCGTGCGGCGGCACCAGCACATCGCCGATCGGCAGCATCGCCCGATGGCCTTCGCAGCGGATCGCGCTGAGCTCCACCCAGGCCTCGGCCGGTGCGGCGAGCGGCGCCGTGCTGCCGTCATAATCGGGCGGTACCAGCGAGATGAACATCCGGTCGATATCGCCGGGATGCACCGGATCGGCCTCGCCGGGCAGCAGGAAGCCGCCATCGAGTGCCGTGAAGTCGAGCCGGATCGCGGCATCATCCGGCGTGCCCGTGGCATAGTTCCACAGCCGCACGTACCAGCTGCGCGCGGCGCCCGCGCCATCGCGCCCTTCGATCGTCAGGGTCGGGCCGTTGACCGCGTCGAGCGGCTTCACGCCCTGGCTGCGCCAATGAAAGCTGAGGCTGGTGCGGTCATAATCGCGCAACGTCGCATAGCCGAGCAGCGGATGGTCGAGCCGGTCCTCGCTGTCCCAGATCAGCCCGGCCAGCGCGTCACGGTGATAGAACACCGCATCGACGCGCAGCGCATCGGGCGCGGTGGTAACGACGCTCGCCATCATCGGCCGCGGGAAATTGACCGTCCAGAAACGCGGATCGAAGCGCTGGATATGTCGCACCTGCTGGTCGCGGCGCGCATCGCACAGCCAATAGGGCATGACATTCCATCCCAATAATATCGGTCACTGCTCGAACGCCGTTGTTCAGCGCGATGTCGAGACGCCGGGCCGGATTGCGCCGGGGCACCGGGACTGCATTTAACGCGCATCCTCGGCCAGGGCGCGGCGAACATCGCGGCCGATCTGGCCGGCGGAGCGGCGCAGCGCCTCGGGCGGCGCGGATCGGGCCGCGCCGGCGAGGCTGATCGTGACATTGACGGTGCGATCGCCGCCGCCAACGCCGTTCGCGCGGATCGTACCGCTGCTGGTCGGCACGAACAGTTCGGGACCGCGCTCACCGACCAGATAGGCACGACCGGGGCCGACCGGACCGCCCGTCGCGCGGCCGGGTGCGCCGAGCAGGGCACCGATCAGGCTGGCGCCAAGGCTGAACAACCCGCCACCGCCCTCGCCGCCCGCACCCAGCTCGCCCAGGCCGGCGCGGATCGCCGCATCGGCAATGTCGGACAGCGCCGCCAGCGCGATCCGGCGCAGGTCCTCGAACCCCAGCGATCCGCGGCGCAGCGCGCCGAGCAACCCGGCCTCGAGCGTGCGCCCGGCGCGGCTCAGCCCATCGCTGAGCGGCCCATCGATCTGCGTGCGCAGCGTCGCGACATCGCGGGCAAAGCCCTGGGTATCGGCGCGGACCTGCACCACCAGTTGTTCGATCTCGTCATCCATGCTCGATCGTCCTTGCCGGTTCGGTGTCGGGAAAGCGCGTGCGCAGCGCGGCGATCGCGCCGGCGTCCGGCGGCGCGGCAGCGGGCGGCGCCAGCGCTGCGAACACCGCCGCCAGCTCCTCCGGTGTCGCGCTCCAGGCGGTGTCGGGCGACCAGCCCAGATGCAGCATCGCCTGGCCGGTGCAGCGCACGGCGTTGTCCGCCCAGCATGCAGCGCTCATCGGCCGAGCAGGATCTGGCGCAGCAGCACCCGCAACGCGGGCGTCAGCCGGCTGAGCCCGGCCTCGGCCACCGCCTCGGCGAACCACGCCCGATCCAGATTGTCGGGCCGATCCGCCAGGCAGTGCCAGAAGAGCCCCGTCATCTCGGCCAGCCGCAGCTCGCCAGACCCGGCCCGGTCGACCAGTGCGAACAGCGGCCCGAGCTCGGCCTCGGCGGCGACCAGCGCGGCGAAGCTGGGGCGCAGGCGATACGACACGTCGCCCAGCACCAGATCGGCCTCGCCACGCGCCGGATTGGCGGCCGGCCCGCTCATAGCGCGGTGACCACGCCCGAGCTTTCCAGCGCGACGCTATAGCTGCGCTCGCCGTTGAAATCGCCGGCATAGTCGAGCCGCTGCACCAGGAACCGGCCACGCATGCGCTCGCCGCTTTCGAAACTCAGCTCGTAATCGTCGATCGCACCCGACAGCGCGTTGGCGCGCAGCTGCGTCTCGGCCTCCGATCCCAGGAAAATGCCCGATCCCGATACCGAGACCGAGCGAATGCCCGCGCCCGACAAGAGCTCGCGCCAGCCACCGCTTTCCTTGTGCGTGACGACCACGGTTTCGCCGTTGATCGCCACCTGGGTGGTGCGCAGTCCGGCGACGGTGCGATAGGCGACCGGGTCGCCGCCATCACCGATCTTGAGCAGGAAGGCGCTGCCGCGTTCGGCTGTCATAAAAGCATCTCCTTTCGGTCAGGACGGGTCGGCGGCGAGCAGCCGCGCGCGATATTCGAGCGTGTGGCGCCAGCGGCGATCGGCATCGCGGGCGGTGCGGCCGCGCAGATAGACCAGGCTGACCAACCGATAGTCGTCGCCGGCGGCGGGCATGGCGGCGAGCCGGGCGTCGATCGCCGCGACAATCCCGGCGATCCGGTCGGGCCGGTCGCCGCGATCGAGCGCGTGCAGCGCGATACGCGCCTCGCGCCCGGTACGGTCCTTGACGCCCCAATCGAGCGCCAGCCCCTCGCCGAGCACGACATAGGGTTCGCTGGCGATCACCGGATCGGCTTCGTGGACGCCGTTGACGAGCGCCGCCAGCGCCGGATCGGCGGCGAGCCATGCGGCAAGATCGCGCCGCCACGCCTCGGTCATGGCGCTTGCACCGGCGTTCATCGCACCAGCCCTCCGAGCCAGCGCAGCAACGGATCGCCAGCGCGCAGCGCAGCAAGCCGCCGGGCGCGCAGCGTCAGCCGGTCGCCATCGCGATCGAGCGCAATCCAGGGCCAGGCAAAGCGTACGGCATCGGCCAGACGCGCCGCTTGGCGCGCGGCGCGTACCGCACCAAGCCGTTCCGCCCGGCGGTTGAGCGCCACGCCGAAACGGGCGCTGTCAGGGGTTCCCGGCATGGTCAGACCAGCCTCAACAGGCGCCACGGCCGCCACAAGGCGGTCACCGCAGCGGGCGGCGGCACCGGTTCGACCCGATCGCGCACCGCATGGCCATGCGCGGCAAGGCACAGCACGCCCTGGCGCAGCGGCGGCGGCAGCGCGGTCCAGTCGGCGGCCAGCCCGGCCAGATAGGCGATCTCGATCCGGCTCGCCGAACCGGGGCTCAGCACGCGGATGCGGCCGGTGCCATCGGCCTCGATATCGAAGCCATAGGCATCGACCGGCAGTGCAAAGCTCGACAGGTCGGCAGCAATCCCGGTCGCGCCGGTGATCGCGCGCACCGGCCGCGCGGTCAGCCGCTGCCAGCCCGGCGCGACCGGCAGCGTCTCGCGATGCGCGCGCTGGATCAGCGCCTGGCCGGTAAAGCGCTCGCACAGCGCCAGCGCGCTGTCGATCTCTGCGCGCAGCAGCGCATCCTCGTCGTCGCGGACGATCCGCAGCATCGCCTTCAGCGCAGCAAGCGCCTCCGGGGCAAGCACCACCGGCTCGCCGGTCACCATGGCCATGATCACGCGCTCCGTGTGCAACGCGCATGCCGGCCGCGCCCGATCGGGCCGGCCGGCATGCGGAATGGTTCAAGCAAAAAGGCGAAGCGGCCCGCGCGGGCGGGGACGAACCCGCGCGGACCGACCACCGCACCGGACAGGCCGGCGCGAGGAGGCTTGGCATGCAAGATGCCTCTGGACTTGTCATCGCGAGGTCCGACGACCGCGGCGATCCTGCGCGGCGAAGGACAGATGCTCTCGAGCATGATGAAATGGCACAACATCAGGCGTCATTGCGAGCGAAGCGAAGCAATCCAGCTTGCTGTGCCGAGGCACTGGATTGCTTCCTCGCTTCGCTCGTCGCAATGACGTTTGGCGTTGGCTGATATTTCGGCTCGGCGGCCGGGGTGACGAGTCGGGATGGGGAGGCCCCATCAGGCAGCGGCGAACTTCATCAGCTTGATCGCCTCGGAATTCATCAACTGGCCGCCGATCCGCTTGGTCGCATAGAAATGCACGAACGGCTTGTTGGTGAACGGATCGCGCAGGATCGTCGTCGCGCTGCGCTCGGCGATCAGATAGCCGGCGCGGAAATTGCCGAACGCGATCGACAGGCTGTTCGCGGCGATATCGGGCATATCCTCGGCCTCGACCACCGGATAGCCGAGCAGCGTCGCCGGCTGACCCTGGGCCAGCGAAGGCTGCCACAGAAACACGCCGTCATCGCTCTTCAGCTTGCGGATTCGCGCCAGCGTCTCGGAATTCAGCACGAACACCGCGCCCTGACGATAGGCCGGGCGCAGTGCATGCACCAGATCGATCAGCCGGTCTTGCGGATCGACCGCGGCAAAGCCGCCATCGGTACCCGAGGGCACATATTGCAGCGTGCCGAACGGCCGCACCTCGTCGACAGCGGCGCTGGTCGGGCCGGTGATGAAGCCCTTGGGCTGGTTGACACCGCTGCCGGCGACGAACGCAGCCCCCTCGGCGCGGGCGAATTCGGCGGCGATCTCGCCGGCCAGCCAGGCCTCGACATCAAACCCGGCATCGTCGAGCATCGCCTGGCTGGCGGCGGGATTGGCATAAAGCTCGCCGGTCGGCGGGGCGATCTCGGTGAACACGGGGGTGGCGGTTTCAGGCCGCGGCGCGACGTTGCTGACCCAGCCCGAGGGTGTGCCGCCGGTGGTGACCAGCTTGCGATAGCCGGCAGTTCCGGTCTGCACGACATTGGCGATGGCCCGGATCGGCGAGATATCGCGCAGCGTGCGGCCGATCAGCGCGTCGATTTCGCGCGGTACGGCATAGCCGCCCTCCGGCCCGGTGGTCGCGGCGAAGCTCTTGATCCCGGCATCGAGCCCGCGGCGCAGATACTGGTCGACAAAACCCTTGGTCTCGGGGCTGCTCGGTTCGCCGCCGCCGCTCAGCGTCGGCCGCGCCGCGGCGCGCGCCACCCGGTCGAGCCGGTCCTTCAGCATAGTGCTGTCACCCTGCAGCCCGGCCAGATCGGCTTTGACGCCGTCGAGCCCGGTTTCCAGCGCGGCGATCCGCGTCTCGTGCGCCTCGCTGCGCAGGATCGCGTCGAACGAAGCCTCGAGCGGGTCGGCCGGGCCATCGGCCTTCACGGCATGGGGGTGGAGGGGGTCCATGGGCAGTCCTTTCGTGAAATCGGGCGTTGGCGCCCCGGAAAAGTGCGAGATACAAGCCAGCGCCGCCGGCTTTGGGGCCGGCGCTGGCCACAAGGAGGCATGGTGCCGGTCGCCCCGAGCCTGTCGCAGGGCTCGGCGCGGACGGTCGATGGTGATCGTGCCAGGCTTTAGCCGGCCACCAGGTGCACCCGGGCGCCCGGCATCATCGGCCGGGTCACCAGGCTGACCTCGACCAGGTCGAGATCGATCAGCTCGCGCGGATCGCGCCCGGCGTCGCGGCGGACGCGATAGCCGAAGCTGAGTCCCGCCGCGCCGCCGCGGCCGAGCAGCGCGATCGCCGCCGCCGCCTCGGCCGCACCAGGGTCGATCCGGCCGATCACGCGCAGCCCGCGCGCATCCTCGGCAGCCCGCTCGATCAGCCCGATCGGCGCATCGGCGCGGTGCTGCCACAACAGCGGCAACGCCGGCAGCGCGGCGAGCGAGCGGACGAACGCGCCGCGGTGGATGCGGTCGCCGCCACGATCGATCCGGTCGAACAGCGCGGCATAGCCGGCGAACCGCGGCCCCATGGCCGCGCCGGCTGCGCTCATCGTACCAGGTCCGCGACGCCCAGCCGGACCGCGATGCCGAACAGCAGCAGCGCCAGCAGACCGCGGACCGTCCAGGCGATCACCGCCTTCCACGCGCTCGCCTTGGCGTCGCGCCAGGCGCGCAGCAGCTCGCGCAGTTCGTTCATGTCGTCGCCCGCGCCGGTATCGGCGAGGCCCAGCCGGGCCAGCGCCCGGCCGGCGCCGCATTCGCCGGCCTCTTCGACGATCGCGCGCAGCGTGACCAGCCCCGCCCCTTCTTCGGCCGCCTGGGCGAGCAGCCGCGCCAGCATCTCGTCGTTCGCGCTCAGGCTCATGGCATGTCTCCCAGATTGAGCATTGCCCGCTTTTCCGCAGGCGACAGGAAATCGGCGGCCGAGACCTGCGCCCAGAGCCGCTCGCGATCCTCGGCCAGCGCCGGTACCCGGTCGCGATCGACCGCCAGCGCCGCATCGTGCCACCAGAACGCCAGCGCCTCGGCCAGCGCGGCGACGATCTTGTCGGCGAGCGGCAGCAGCGTCAGCCGCCACAGCGCGCGATTGGCCTCGCGATAATTGGCATAGGTGCTGTCGCCGGGCAGGCCGAGCAGCATCGGCGGCACCCCGAAGGCCAGCGCGATGTCGCGCGCCGCCGCCGCCTTCAGCGCGACGAAATCCATATCGGCCGGGGTCAGCCCCATCGCCTGCCAGCGCAGCCCGCCCTCCAGCAGCAGCGGCCGCCCCGCCTGGGCGGCGCCGGTAAAGCTGGCGATCATCTCGTCCTGCAGCCGGTCGAACTGTTCGGGGCTGAGCACCGCGCCCGGTTCGCCCGGATCATAGACCAGCGCGCCCGAGGGCCGGGCGGCATTGTCGATCAGTGCGCGGTTCCAGCGGTTCGCGGCATTGTGCAGCGCGATCGCCGGCGCCGCCGCGCCCAGACAGCCGAGCCCGTAATGATCATCGAGCGGATGAAAGCCCCGAATATGCACCAGCGCCGGAGCGCCATCGCCCTCTTCGGCCGGAATGCGGATCGTCTGCTCGCCCGCATGATAGTCGAACGCGCTGGGCCAGCCGCGCGGATCGGCGATGATGCTGACCCGCTCCGGTCGCAGCGCGTAGAGCTCGCACGGCCGCCCGTCGGCGCCGCGCAGCAGCTGGACATAGGCATTGCCGTGCAGCAGCAGCTGAGCCGCGACGGTCTCGAGCAGTCCCTGGCCGGCGCTGGTCGCGGCGACCAGCCCGGCCAGCGCCGGGTCGGAGGCATTGAGCGGCGCGGCCCCCACGCCCTCGGCGATGATCCGCACCGCACGCTGCGCGATCGGGTTGTCGCAATAGCCGGCGCGCACCTGGTCGGTATAACCGCCCAGCGCATCGCCGTCCGGCAGCGCGACCGGCGCGCTCCAGGGACCGATCGCCAGCCGGGTCAGCGGCGGCCGGCCGTCCGCGCCCGTGCCCTTGATGGCGCGTGCCAATCGGCTCCAATAGCCCATGCTCATCCTCCCAGACAGCGGATGCGCGGCGCGCCGCGTACGCCCAGCATCAGGTCGCTGAGCGCCCAGACGAGCGCATCGGCACGATCGGGCGACCGGCCCGGCCCGGCATAGCCGCCGCCGGCCATCAGCCCGCACAATTCGTCTTCCAGCCGCGCGAACAGCCCGGCATGCCGGACCCGGCCCGCCTCGTAGAGCGCAGCGACCGGTTCGGCACGCGCCACCTTGCCGCGCGAGGCATGCACCAGCGTCACGGCCAGCCCGGTATCGGCGGCGCGCAGCACGCTGGCGACCATCGCTCCGCCCTGATTGGCTTCGGCAACGATCCGGTCAGCCTGCCACACCCGCGCCGCATCGGCGACGCAGCGCGCCCAGCGTTCGGGGCTGGCGCGTTCGGCCGACGCATCGGCCAGCACCAGCGCGCTGCCCTGCGCGTCGCGCCCGGCAACGATGATCCCGCAGGCATCGCCATGGCTGCTGGCCGGCGGATCGACGCCGATCACGATCCGCACCGGCGGCGGGGCGGCAGCGGCGCGCACCCGGCAGCGTTCGAGCAGCCCCCGGGTCCAGAGCGCGCCGTCGATATCGGCGATCAGCTCGCCGTCGAGCTCCTGCCGGCCCAGCGCGCTGGCGCCGTAATGGCTGTGCATCGCCTCGACAAAGGTGGCGGGCAGGTTGGCGCGGTTGTCCTGCATCTTGCCGCCGCTCAGCACCCGATCGGGCATCGCCAGCAACCGGCGCAGCAGCGGCACCGCGCGCGGCGTCGTGGTCGCGACCAGCCGCGGATGCGCACCGCGGCGCAACCCCATTTCCAGATTGTTCCAGGCTTGCATGGCCCTGTCCCCGCTATGATCCCATTTGGCGACCTCGTCGCACCAGCCATGGCTGTGCTCGGGGCCGCGCAGGCTTTCCGGTTCGGCCGCGGCGAACAACGTCGCCCGCGCCCCGCTGGGCCAGACCAGCCGGCGCAGCGAAGGCTCGAATATCGGCCGGTCGGTATCGGCCGACACCGCCAGGATGCCGCTCTCGCCCTCAACCATGATCCGCCGCGCCTCGCCCAGATTGGCCCCGACCAGCGCGATCCGCGCGTCCGGATCGCTGCGGGCGATGCCACGTACCCATTCGGCGCCGGCGCGTGTCTTGCCGAAGCCGCGCCCGGCGAGGATCAGCCACAGCCGCCAGTCGCCCGGCGGCGCAAGCTGTGCCGGGCGCGCCCAGAACGGCCAGCAGGCGTCTAGCCATGCGCAGTCTTCGGCATCGAGCCCGGCCAGGAAGCGTGCCCGCTCGGCACGGTCCAGCCGGCTGATCAGCGCCGCCAGCGAGACCTGGCCGGTCTCGCCGGTCAGGACCGCGCTCACGCCGGATCGGTGCGGCGATCGTCGGGCGCCTCGCCGGGGTCAGTCTCGGCGCGGCGCAGAGCGGCGAGCCCTCCATCGAGCCGACGACGCGCCCGGTCGCCATTGTCGGCCGGATCGGCCTTGGTCTCGCGCTCGGTCTGGCGATGCGCCAGCAACAGCCGCAGCGCCTGGGCGTCGTCATATTCGGTCATATAGCCCTGCTTTCCGTCGGCGCGCTTGACCGGCCGGCGCGTGCCGAAGCGCGCCCGGCGCAGCAGCGCCATTTCAAGCTCGTCATAGGCGGCCGCCCGTGCCGCCTCCCAGTCGGCGGCGAACGCCGGATCGCGCCGGCGGCAGCGATACGCCTCGATGATATTGGTCCCGGCGCGCTCGGCCGCCTTGGCGATGTCGACGCGCTCGATCAGATTCTCGCAAAAGGCCGGACCGAAATCGGCATCGGCCGTCCCGCGCGCCGCCGCACGGGGAACCGCGGGAAACGGCAT